AAAGAAAACGGCCGCAACGGCAACCGCCTAGCTCGTGAATGGGAAAAAAGTAGAGTAGAGAATAAAATGACAGATGATAAAGAGTCCGTGAAAGTTCTTCAAGAGTGCATCGACCTGCAACTCAAGAAGTCTCAAGACTATCAGTCTGAGAACTCAAGTGTTTTACAAGCAATGCACTATCGTCGTGGTGTTGATACTATCCATGATATTATTATTGGGAAGCTTCAACGAGCTACTTCTCTTATTGAGTCTGGTCGTGATCCTAACTTCGAGTCTCTTGAAGATACCTACAAGGATATGATTAATTACGCATCCTTTGCGGTGTCTTATATGCGAGGCAAGATGGAAGGCCAGGATCCAGATCGAGATATGTTCAATAAAAAGGTGAAGTGATATGGGCGTGCATTATATTAAAGGGCAAACTATTGCAATCTATGAAGATACTAGAAGTAATAAGTATAAGCTTAGATGGTATGTAAAAGATTATTATCACTCACAACTTAGTACCCATGGTTGTTTGCATCACTCTTATGATCATCTATATAATTTTGCTAGTAAAGTAATTGAGCGCATGGGTACTATCAATATTGGAAAGACTGAACCTATTCGTGAGGCCTGTAAGTATGTTACAAAAAGTAAGTGACATTCGTCAGTACTTCATTGACGAACTTACTGCTGGTAGGTTTGTGACCGACAAGACTGGTGTAAAAACCATTGAGCTTGTCGGCGCAAGTTTTCACGCAGACGAGCCAACTATCTTTGGTAAACTTAATGATGACTATATCAAGCGCGAACTTGCATGGTATAAATCTAAGTCACTTAATGTTAATGATATTCCAGGGAAGACTCCTGAGATATGGAAGATGGTCGCCGACAAAGATGGATATATCAACTCGAACTACGGTTGGTGTATCTGGTCAGATGAGATCGATAGTTCTGATACTGTTATGCGAAATAAAGGTCGGCACAATCGTGGCCAATATTGGCGTGTGTACAATGAGCTCTTTAATAATAGAGACTCTCGTCGAGCTGTAATGATATACACTCGGCCAACTATGCATGAAGATTATAATAGAAATGGTATGTCTGACTTCATGTGTACGAATGCTGTGCAGTATCTTATTCGAGATGATGTTCTCAACGTCATCGTTCAAATGAGATCTAACGATGTAGTGTTTGGCTATCGTAATGACTTTGCCTGGCAAGATTACGTTGCTTCATTGCTTGAAAATGCTCTCAGATGCGATGGTCGAAAAATTATTTGGAACGTAGGAAGCTTGCATGTATATGAACGACATTTCTCGCTCGTGGAATGAAAAGTATCTTGGGCTTGCGCGTTTTGTCTCAAGTTGGAGCAAAGATCCTTCTACTCAAGTAGGAGCTGTTGCAGTCGGTGATGTTGGTCAGATACTCGCTACGGGTTATAATGGATTTCCAAGAAGTATTAATGACTCAGAATATCGATTGACAAATCGTGAAGAAAAGTATAAGTTTGTAGTACATGCTGAAATGAACTGCATATATAACGCAACTCACAATGGAGTATCACTGAAAGGCGCTACACTATATGTATGGGGCCTACCTGTATGCAGTGAATGTGCAAAGGGTGTAATTCAAGTTGGTATCAAGCACGTTGTGATGCCAAAAGATGAAGATGATATCCCTTTGAAGTGGACTAAATCTTTTTTAGAAACTGCTGAAATGTTTGATGAAGTTGGTGTGACATATGAAAAAATCAGTATTAGTAGTTGGAATGAATCCATCTAAAGTATTTTATTGTGGTACTTTTAAGAGACTTGAAAATTGGATGGAACGTGTTGGTGTAACATATTATGGATTTATGAACGTATACAACGAGCAAGGATCTTTTAAAAAAACAGATATCGATTATGAATATGTTTCGCGATGTATAAATAATCACACCACTATAGTAGCACTTGGTAATGTAGCATCTGAAGTTCTCACTAAGTTGGATAAAGATCATTTGAAAATGCCACATCCAAGTGGGTTGAATAGGTTACTAAACAACAAGGAATATGAAAAACAAAAACTAAGTGAACTTAATGAGTATGTTAGTGAGCTACTCTGAACTCCCAGTCAAGGTCTCTCACTCTAATAAACTGACATAAAAGGAGAAACAAATGTCTAAGATTAAAGTCGGCATTATTGGTGTCGGAAACTGCGCTCAATCTCTCGTAGAAGGCGTACAATATTATATTACTAATCCATCAGATACGATTGGACTCATGTATCCAGATATTGGTGGATACACAGTCAACGATATTCAATTTGTAGTTGGTTTTGACGTTGACCGCCGCAAAGTGAATCATCCACTTAAAGACGCTCTAAGAGCTAAACCAAACTGCGCTATGTATCATGTTGACGAGATCGATGATACTTGTGTCGCGACAAAAGCTATGGTATATTCTGGTCCAGAGCTTGATGGTGTTGCAGCACACATGCTTGATTATCCAGAAGATATTTCATTTAGAACTGGCGCTGAATCAGCTAAGTCATTTGATGATATCGTTGAGATCGTAAAGCAGAGTGAAGTTGATGTTCTCATCAATTATTTGCCCGTTGGTTCTGAAAAAGCCACTAAGTTTTACGTGGATGTAGCACTTGCTGCTAAAGTGCATTTTGTAAACTGCATTCCTACTCTCATTGATACTAATACGACCAAGATTATTGAACAGAAGTTTATCGATAATGGTCTTACTATCGTTGGTAACGACATGCGGTCTGCATGGGGAGCATCACGTATGAGTGAAGTACTGCAGGGGGCTATGATTGATTCCGGTCTTATGGTAACTCAACATATTCAGATGAATATGGCGGCTGGTTCTACACAGGGCCAAGAAAATATTAGAACTGGACGTACTGCAAACTGCGATTTCTTGAATATGGCAAAACAAGAAAGACTTCATGACAAGCATGTCTCTAAGGAGAACGTGTTGAAAGGACAGAATGTAGTTCGCGACGAACCAACTGCTGGTATGACACTGTATGCGGGACCATCATTAACAGTAATACAAAAGCCTGGTTCAGCTTATGTTGGATCAGATAACAAGATTGCAAACTTTGATATTGTTGCATATGGTTTTGGTGGCGCTCGATACGAGCTCACTGCTCGACTGTCTGTCCAAGACTCACCAAATTCTGGTGGTGTAGTGGTATCAGCTATTCGTTTCTGTAAAGTTGCGTCTGAGATGGGTATTGTAGGTTATCTTCGTGGCCCATCAGCTTGGACTCAGAAAACGCCTCCTCTTCAGTTAAAGACTGAAGACGCAAAGTTTGAGTGCGACGCTCTTGCTCGACGAGAACTTACAAATCTTACTAGTATTCAGCTAAGTAAAAACTCACCAAAGGCCTCTAAGTTACAGTATACTTTTCAGGCTGGAAGCACAGACTACGAATAATGATCGTTGTAAATAGTTACGATATTGATGGGGTTATCATAATGGGCGAAGATAATGAGGGTCTTCGCCCAGGCCCTAACGATGTAATCATCACTGGTAGATCATACACTCAAAAGGAAGAAACATTAAGTATACTTCGTGGAAGGGGCGTAAATAACTTTGTGTTTTTCAATCCTCTATCTCGCACGCACGAAGATTATAGTCGTGCAACTTCTGGAATACACAAAGCAAAAGTATTGACATCTCTTTATGACTGTGGTACTATCGTAGCTAGGCATTTTGAAGATGATCCAATACAAATTGAAATGATTAAGAATTACGGTCCAAGCACTGTTAATGTGATACAAATTGGAAATTATAATGAACTATAATTATGATTGGTGGTCTTATGATAAAAACTTGATGATAGACTTTAATTGGTTTCTCTATAAAGTGAATCAACGCGCTTGCATTAATCTTGGTTATATAGATGAAGAATACCAATCACTTAATCGCGACGGTGAAGAAGATTATGGTCTTGGTAAAGACGTAGAATACTTTCATCCGACAATAACACTTGACGATAGAATGAGATATATAGCGCAAAATATTGCGCAAGCTGATATGTCTCATTTTAATATTCTTGGCAATACGATTATCTCTCACTTTTATGGAGCAAGAGGCGTACATCAGACAGTAACTGGTTCTGATGATCCAAATGATTGTTTTGTTGATTTTGATCGTATTGCAGATGGCGATGATGATCTAGTTGAGTTCTATCGCAAGACAATTGACTACCAATCTAAGGTAAATAACAAACCAATTTGGGGAACAACTGAATTACACACATCGATTCAAACCGGTGCAAGAAACTATTGTCGACAAAAATCAGCTAACCCACAGAGGGAATTTCATCCAGTTGATGTTCTTGAATGGGTCGCGTCTTTTAGAGATAATGGTATCGGCGAAAAGCTATTAAAAACTGACTCTATGAAAGAAGCTTATGATATTCTCACAACACAAAGAGGAATTGGAGAATATTATGGATTTCATTGTGGCGCGTCGACGAGTGTACTACCATTTTTAAAATATCATCACGATCAAAGATTTGTAGCGCCAGGACCCGGCGCAAGGTATACTATTCAAAAACTTTGGCCTGAAGCGCCAAAGAAATTATACGATGAAGCAATTTATTTCTTAAGAGAAAATAGTGACGAAATTGGACTTACTGAAAACGTTGAGTTTCATGAAAAAGCTTATAATATTGATGGTATATTTACACAAGAGCAAGATAGTTTAAAATATTACGGAACTGAAGTTTTATCTTGTCAGTTTGGAATCTATTTACAAATTAGAAATGATAAAAAAGCCTGTGATAGGCGTAAAGTGTCTCGAATAGAGACTTCACAAAATACGTTAGAGGATTTTCTATGCGGAGCGTAATTGCAGCACCATTTATACCAATTTCATTTCAGGTACACTCACACCGCGCTGCCCAGGGTGTGATATATGCAGACATACTCAAGCAGTCTGGCCACTGTGCTGATATTGATATTAACATGTCACGATCAAATGTTCAGGGTGAAAACGCTATTGATGAAAATAAGTATCAAGACTTTAATGAATACGATAGACTCTACATTTATCACGGTAATGATAGGCCAGCTGACTCAAAAGATCTCAATTTTTTTGGTGGAGTGAAACACTTTCCTCACGCATATAATATTAGAAATATTTCTAAGTTCAAAGGCGAGGTTTATTCAGTTCCATACGATATGCCTGATTATGCATCGATGTTGAATAATAAACTTACTAAATTCAAAGAAAAGTATCCGGATTTTACAAATAAGACAGTCCGTGATTTTTATGATACTGATATTGAGAATCTCAAAAAGATACAAGAAAGAGCAATTACAATTAATCCAATCGGGCCTTGGGATAAGTTAGTTGCCGGCGATAGCCACACTATCTGTATGTATCGGCCAGGTTGGAACGTAAATTCAGTTCCATTTAAAACACTACATGGAGCTTTAGAACAAGGTCTTGAAACATTTATTACAGTTCCAAATGTAAATCATGTAGAATTTTACTTTGGTAATATCGATATTCGTCATCATGTTTGTCGCCTTGAAAACACTCATGAAGTTATAGATAAACTTGTAAATAGATATATCGATCAGGTAAGCAAGATGAGTTATAAATCAAAGGCGATTTATGAGCTGTTACCTATTGAAAATGAAAGTAGAACTTTACCTAAGAGCGGATTCTATGATGGTAAACCATTCTGGGGTTCTTGGCAAGAGAGAACAAATGCTCGAAAATATTTCAATGAACAAATGAAGTTAAAGACAAAAAACACTGATATTGAATTTAAAGAGTGGATCACTCCAGAATTTTATAATGAGAAAGGTGAGATGGATTTTAAAGTTATGGAAAAGCCTAAGTCAGTTCATCTTTCGAGAAAGTACTATCCTTATTGGCAAGGATTAGAGTATAATGGCATAAAGAAAACAAACTTAGAAGATTTTTTATCATGAAACACGCAGCTATCATTCCCCTTATTGGCGGTGAATTACTCGCCTCTGACCAAGTGTGGGGTAACCGACCAGAATATATTTTAAGCTATTCAGCTTTTAAGGATAATGAATCACACTTACTTAATTATTATAATAACGAGATTCCTTATCACGTACTTGATGAAGGAGGTTCGGCCCCTGGAAGAGTAGACGTTGTATCATCTGTTTGTCCATGTGCTGGTTTAAGCCAATATCATTCTAAGCCCGGCGCTCACAACGAGAATAATCAGTGGATGAGGAAGACAGCTCATTACATTCTTGGTGAGGTAAAGCCACTCGTTTTTTGGGGTGAAAACGCTCCAGCGCTCGTAGGTAAGATTGGTAAGTTTATGCTCGATGAGTTGAGACAAATCTCTCTTGATAATGGATATGGCATGAGCGTATATCTTACTAAGAACCTATCGCATGGAGTCGCACAATTTCGTAAGAGATCGTTTTATTTCTTTTGGAATAAAAAAGAGTTTGGTGAAAAGACGCCCATCTTAAATTATTATGAACGGCCGCATCAAAGGATCGAAGAAGTTATTGCCAATGTGACAAGTAACTTCCAGATGGAACCAATTAATAAAGGAACTCCATCTAAGGATGATCCATATTATCGTTATCTTTTAGAGGAAGTACTCGATGGAGCTTCTCATAAAGAGTATTATAACATACTCGAAGCTCAACCATCTCGCGGTAATGATGTGGAGTCTATCTTAACAGATGTATATCAAAAAGACTATCGTGAAATTGGTGCATGGATGGAAAAAGAAGGATATGAAAGAGAAGTTCCAAAGTGTGAGAGAAAATATCTCAAGCTTGCTGATGGCGGTAATATCATGCGACGTGGAACTATAGTGCCAAAGGATTATATCGGCGCTTTTGTAGGTCATTATCCAAACATGCTCACTCATCCATATGAAGATAGATATATAACTTATCGAGAAGCTATGACTATTATGGGTTTACCGAGTGATTATGAATTACTAAATCCTTCGAGATCTACTAATCATATTTGTCAAAACGTGCATTTTCAAACTTCGACAGATATGGCAACTGAAATCAAAGCCGTCTTAGATGGTGAGAGAAAATTTGCAGACACTGATTTCTTGTTTCAAAACAATTATCAGAAAAAGCATGAAATTTGGAATGAAAGGCAGGCAACACTTGAGCATTTCCTATAAATACAATGAAGGCAACCTGATTGCCGAAATCCAAGATTATATTGATGCTACTTACGGTGAACACTATTCCACAAACAAATACCAAGCAACTGAGTTCATCATTGACGGTGGTCATGGTGAGGGATTTTGCATTGGTAACGTA